TAGACCTAATAATATTCATGAAATAGTAGATTCATTATTTAATATAGAGCAGGTATTAACAACCGATGATGAATTAATTATTATTATTAAAGATCAACCAAATGACACATTACAAAAATTACAAATATCTATTTATGAACATGAGAAAATATTTGTTAATATTATTCATATTGACCGTTTAAAGTTTAATATATTAAATCATACACTTGTACCTAGGCATGTGGTTCTAACCAATGAAGAAAAAGAACTTGTTAAAAAACAATATAATATAGAAAATGATAAAGAATTTCCTACAATCTCTAGATTTGACCCCGTGTCGCAAGTTTTAGGTATTCGTCCAAATGAGTTATTTGAAATTGAGCGTTCCAGTAAAACGGCAATTAAAACAAAGTTTTATAGAATTTGTTCTACTTAAGTATATAATGTCTTTTATTGAACCGGCAGAGTATTCTAAGTCTTTTTCGCAATTATATTTAATGTTAAATACTGCTATACTGGGTTTACCTGACAATTTTATTAAATATAAACTTAATCAAACGAATAATTATAGTAATAATATTAATAATATTAATAATATTCGATCAGATATTTTCACCAAACAGCAAAAGTTATTTAGCGATAATAAACGTATTAATTATGAGATTGCTTATTATAACGACGCGATCAATAATCTGAATATTGAAAATAGTAAACTTATGAGTATTTTAAATAAGTATAAAAATACTGGATTAGCTGCCGATGGAGAACTTACAACACAAAAATTTTTATATAAACAATATTCAATACGTTATATAATATTAATATTTATTATATTATATCTTTCTTTACAGATTGTTCAGAGTGTTTTCCGCCCGGCGGAAAATAATATCAAGCAAATAACGTCTTCCATTATCTCAAAAACGGATGTTGTCCCTACAAAGGTAAAGAACAATCTTATTAATTTTACAGACGATGATAACGCAAAACGTTTTCAAAAAATTGCGGCTGAGCAGGATGCGGCAAAAGGTTCACGATTAAAAAATCGTTATATATAGTTCATTAAAGATTTTTTACTTTAAACTATATATTTGAAACATTTTCTATTACTAATGTATAGAAAATGTCTTATATAAATAAAATAACTAATATTAACAACCAAGAAAAAATATGGAATCGTAAAAAACAAAATATAATTACCAGTGAAACCAGTACAAATAATAGATTACAAAACACTAGTGGTCCTTGGGCATTTGAAACTTTTACTGGTAATATATCACAATTTTCAACAGATAAACCTTTAGACCAAACCACTATTATTCCTTCGGTAAATGTAACAACGCTAACCCCGACGACTAACACTAATTTAGATAAACTGGTAAATCAATTTAATACTCTATTAGCAGAGTATACTTCCCAATATAAATTAATGGCAGACCAAATAATGGTTAATAATAATCATACCACATTACAAAAATATGCGAATAATAATATTAAACATCAAAATAATTATTACCACGTAAATGAATTTGGATATGCGCAAGCATATGATAATGACGCCTGGAAGAATCGCTCTATTTCTTGTTCAAGTGAACCCTATACAATAACGGATGATAATTTTAATACTTTATTAGGTGGACCGAATCAAATGGGTAAAGGACAAGCGTGTAACATTGCCGGATATAACATTATGAACTCTGATACTCAGGAAATGTCCTGGGTTGATATTAAGGGAGTTAAACATATTTATCCAAACAATATTTTGGAACAACGTAATCCATCGTGTACACTGCCGCCAAAAGTTTTAACTTCAGCGGAATATGACGCGATAGTGAAGGGCGAGGATATGACCAAAGATACTTTTTGTGAAAAACTAAATGTTGACCCAAAAATACTTGAGAGCTTATCCGATTTAAATACGCAATTATTACAATTAGGAACACAAATATTAGATACATTGCATAAACAAAATAATACGGATATTAATATTCAAGAACTACAAAATAACATTAATACTAAAATAAAACAGTTACAAAATAATAATACATTAAGCAATGTCGCGCCAAACTCAGTGGGTTCCTCTGGTCTGGCTGATTCGTTAAACTGGAAGAAGTCCACTCAATCGATAGAGGCCAGCGATGAATATAGTAATTTAATATTACAACAAAATTATAATAAATATATTATAGGTGTTGTTTTGGTATTATTTTTAATTGTGGTTATATTTAACATTTTTTTATCGGATAGTCCAAATGTAATATTAATTATTGTATCATCCTTGTTTATAGCGGCATATTTATATTATATAGGATTTGTTATTTGAGTTTATAAATTATTTAGTTATATAATATATAATGAGTTCTAATGAATATAATAATATTCTCGATCAAATTCAGAAATTACAAAGTATACAAAATACTTTATATAATGATATAAAGGATTTACCTCCTAATAATAATTTTGAAAGACAACAATTATTAATAACACAAATTAATAATGTTAATAATAATCTAATAACTCTATTTAATAGCATTAATCAAAATAAAAATACTACAAATACATTTGACTCGGCATCATACAACTCTTCACTTAAAATGCTTGAGTCTCAGCTACAAGACTCCCGAAATAAATTAGAAGAACAAAAAAATAATAATATTAAAAATCTTAGAACAACTGAAATTAATTATTATGATTCCGCTTATTATGCGCATATACTCGATATATTTAGATACATTATTTATACTTGTTTATTTTTGATTATAATAATATTTTTAAGACAACGATACATATTACCGAGCGAAGCGGCAAATGGTTTAATAATGATTGTTATTGCGATTGGTTCTTATTTTATAATTACAAACTTAAATGATTTATCAAACCGAAATAATTTAGTGTTTGACCAATATAATTTTAATATTGATTTAAATAACATACCAAAACATAATAAAGCATCCGACTCATCTAATGGTTCGAATACCTTGACAAATTACTTTTCGAAATCAATGCAAAATATACATCTGTTAGAATCCGGCGATTGTTTCGGTTCTGGTTGTTGTGTTGGAGATGGACTTTCTTTTGATAAAGAAAAAATGATTTGTAAATTAGACCCTGGAAAAAAAACTAAACAGGAGGGATTTACCAGTGGAAGTAATCTTTCGCCGGCCACAGTATAATCTGCTATTTATTTAAAAACGATTAAGCTATCAGTAATTATTATAATGATTTATATAATATGTCTAATATATAAAATGACTACTCCAATTACAACATCGCAAACAACACAACAACTCGCATTAAATAATGAATTATTTGTAAAACAACTCGAAAATGCTTTAAAAGATGCTCATTTGCCACCAAATACCCTGCGAGAAATGATTATTAATGTTAATAAATCATTAGTATGTGATAACAAATGTCAAGAAAAGAAAACGATTGACCAATTGAAAAATAATTGGGCGAAAGAAAAAAATAGTGTCAATCAAAGTGAAAATAATTTGGAAACATTACGAGCAAAATATTTTCAGGCAGCAAAAGGCGATGATTATTATAAAACAAATATTCTAATTCCGGAGTTCCAAGCCAAAATTAATAAACAAGTTAATAATTATAAACAAGAACTCGCTAAAATAAAAAGTACTAATTCAGCTATTTCGGACGCATATAGCAATTCTGATATTGCTTTGAAGCGAATAAAAGAGTTGTATAAAATAACTTTAAAAAAAAATAAAAGTTTAAATGATAAACTTGACCACAAAAAAAAGTTTGTTAATACTGGAGAGAGAAAATTAGAATACGAATTAGATAACATCAAACAAATCTATAATTATAATAACTTACTTAATATAATCTATTTGGTTTTTGTTGTTATATTTGCTATTACGCAAATTATTTATAAAAATGTATTAAAAGACTATATATTTTGGATAAAACTTATAGGTATTATTAGTCTACCTTGGATATTATCGTCTACATTCATGCAATTTGTAACAACGCGATTCTTAAGTTTGCCAGATATCCCAGAGACTATCAGCGAAGAACTTCCTGACCTAAATGAATTCGCTTTTGTTACTGAAGTTCCTTACCTTGGCATTAATTCTGATAATTTAGTCACCTTATAAAATAAAAATATAGGTTTACAATTTTAAAAACTCAAAATATTAATCTTCATCATCGCTGGTTTCGTCATAATTAATTGCAACATTACACCACCCACCGGTTTTGTATTTTCCGTGTTTTTTATCCATATATTGATATAATTCGCTCGCTTTTGGTATAGCTTTACCATAATTTAATATAAACCATTGTCTAAATACTTCGATAATTTCGGTTTTCTTTATCTTACCACCTAGAGACTTCTTAATGTTTGCTTTATAAAACTCCGCAAGATAATCTTGTCCTTCGCGATATTGTTCGCTACTGGCCATTACTATATGGCAATCTTTTACTCCTCCCATCTTTTCAAATGCTATATTTACTAACATACTTGCGAATACTGGTGCCCACTCATTAAACTTTTCATCCACGTTTTTATCAATTATAAATTGATGTGGATAATCTTCTTTTGGAAACTTTTCATCTTCATATGGATTCTCTAAAAACTTTGACATAAAATCACATACTCTAATTCGCCGCCAGGTCCCGTCATCATTGCTTTTAATGTCTAATAAGGTATTTGTGCATACAACTAATTTAAATTGAGGAATAAAAGTTACGGATTCTTTAAAAAGTGCCCGCCCCTGAATTGGATCACCTCCAGTAATCTCTTTCATAATACCTTCGTTAATTTTTTCTCCTTTGCTTGGTTCTTGCATTACAGCATATCTTACGCCCATTAGTTGTACGATTTCTGATGATGTGCTGCCAATATTATTACGTTTTTGCGTAACAAGAGTAATCGGCACCGTTGCTTTATAATCTCCGAGTGTCTTACTCATTAAATCTACTAATTTGGATTTACCATTTCGACCAGTTCCAGTATACATATTAAATGTTTGATTGTCATTATTACCAATTAATGTACTAGAAAGATGTTCCCACATATATTCTTTTAAATTTTTGTCTGGAAATAATTGTTCTATAAATTTGTTTATAGCATTAATAGTTTCACTATTTTTGATTTGATTATATGGAATATAATCAATATTCGTACATTTTGATATATAATCGTCTGGTTGACCATTTCTCCAAACTTTTTGTTTAAAATCAATAATATAATTATTAAAACATAATAAATAAGGATTTTGGTTTAATTTATTTATAAAATCTTTATCATAAAATAATTCTTTTGCTTCGCGCATAATATTATTTTTCCAGGTTGTTCTTTTTAAAGAGAGACGTAAATCAGTTAATTTAGTTGCCCGTTCTATTAATTTTGTTTGTGCGGAGGAACCAGTATCGGACTGTTCCTTTTGTTCATTTGCCTCTTTGATTTTTTTTGTATAAATATCATGCATGTGCTTAGATATGCCTAATCGTAATGTATTACCCGAATCAATCTCATACCATCGATTTCCATGGTATTCATACCAAATATTTTTTTGAATACTAACACATACAAATATATCTTTCCACATTTGAAATAAAACTTGGGCAAAATCAAATTCGGTTTTATTTTCTATTGTTAAATCGATATAATAACTTATTGTTTTTTCTCTTAATTTATTATATTCAATTATATTATCATTTTTTGCCCAATACATTATTGAACGACTGGTTAATCCATCTGGGTTATCCGAATCAAACTTATTCCATAATTCTATTAATTTTGAAATATCAGTAAAATCAAATTCTTTGGATTGACTTGAAAACTTTAACCAACTAGGCAATAATTTTATACTTGTGTTTTTTAACGCCCATCCTACTCGAATCCATTTAGTATATGACCCAGCGCCCCAATATTTTTCAGGAAGAATCATAACAAACTGATGTGCTTCTTTTAAGTCATAATCTTTTGAGTTATGTTCTATATGTTCTAACATTTCATTTATTAATTTATCTAACCCTTCACTATTATTTACGTCACTTGCTTCTAGAAGTTTTTGTTTCATTTTAATTTGAATGGATGTTTTTGCTTTTTTTATATTCATATTTATTTTATATTCTTCAATTTTATCTTTTATGTTATCTTGAAATTCTACTGCAGGATATTTTGTATATCTTACTGATAATTTGGATAGATTTTTTTCCGTACTAAAATCCTCAAGGCTCAATTCTTCCCAGACCCACTTCATTTCATTTTTATTCCATTCTAATTCATAATGATATTTAATCATATATGCTTCATGGCCAGGTTTTCTTGAACCATATACTTGCCAATTTACAGTTCCTCTGGCAATTCCTTCATCTATTAAACTGTCTTCTGAGTTTGTTAATGGTAAATGTTTCCATAAAACTTTTATTTGTTTTACTACATTTTCTCTAATTAAAATATGACCGGCACGATGCATTGCTATTCCGAAAATTATATGAACTCCATCTTTTGTTTTATCTTTTAATTTATTTACATTAGATTTTTCCATTACAAAAATTTCCATTTTATGATTATCGCTAATTTCACATATATTCGCAATTTCAGT